ATTTAAAAGCTTAAAAGTTTAGGCAGGGAAACCTACTAAACCGGCACCAATACCGAAACCAGCACCAGTACGAGCAGAAGCACCCACAGAAGGCGCATAAATATCAAGAACAGCAAATGTACTTAAAGCAACTAAGGCAATCATAGCAATTTCAGATAATTTTAGTACTTTTCCGGGTAAAAGATAAGCCGCAACAGCTACAGCCAAACCTTCTAAAGAGTATTTTACAAGACGAGTTAAAACATCGGACATCATAGAACTTTGAGGAGCCGCACCTTTTTCCATTTTATAATGAAGAAAGGAATAAAAGTTAAGGATAAATAGAATGGTCCGTAAAACGTTTATGGGAAAAATTGACGACGACGTTATTAGAAAATATAGAATTTTTAATGTAGGTGAAAGACAATTTGATTTTTATTTAATGGTTTATTTAAACTCTCCCGATGGATGGTCAAAAAAAGGTTATTTTTTTGAACCCGTTTCACAAGATCCTGATATATATATTACTCTTGTTTCTCCTGAAACTATTGAAAAGAAATGCGGATTACCTTCAAATTTATCATGTGCCGAATTAGGTGGAAGATATCTTTATTTAAATTCAGATAGATGGTTTAATGGTTCAAAAGAATCTAAATTATCTTTAGAAGATTATAGACAATATATGGTAAGTCATGAAATTGGACATATTCTTGGTCATGAACATGTAAAATGTCCTTGTGTAGGTTGTAAAGCTCCTATAATGATGCAACAAACTTTAGGAATTGGAAAATGTATTCCTAATATTAATGTAAAGGGATAAATATGGCTGCTTCATTTACGTATTCGATGTTTACAGCGTTTGGTGTAATTTTAATTGGAGTTGGATTAGCTTTACAAGTTCTTTATATTGAACAAGAAATCAATAAACAGGATAATTCTTATTTACCAATGCAAATAGCATCTATTTTAATTAATTCCTTAGTGGTTGTATATCTTCTAATTTCTATAACTTTTTATAGACCTTATCAATCTAATTTTGGTTTATTTGGTTCAATTACTATTTTATTATTGGGTTTAGTTGGTGAAATATATCTAACTAATTTTGGTGAAAGTGATGTAGGGAAAGGATTTGCATATACATTTGCAGGTATAAATGCTTTAACAAGATTATATCTCTTAATTGCCGTAAGATGCGATTCTTATTTAACTACTATTCCTGAACTAATTAAACAATTAAGTAAAGAAGTAAAAAATTCAGGACAATCTGTAGATAGTGTTGCTAGAGCTGTTAAAGCTGACTTAGGTGCTCAATCATCTGATGTTCCTGACCCAATACAAACATGGAATAGAGTTCAATCTATGGTAGGAGCAGATTTAAAGAAAATCCCAGATCCTGAATTAGCTAAATCAATAAAAGATCAAATTCAAAAAGCTTTAGGTGTTCCTCCTAGAGAACCTAGAGGTGGACGTCGTTAAGAATTTTAATATTTAAATCTTATGTATAATAAAAACAAATGTCCGAAGAAAATTTTGATGTGTATGATGATGAAGGTAAAACGATTGATTATCTAGAAGAAGATACTGAAATTCCTACTCAACGTTATGGAATTGTATCTTTTATTTCACCTGAAAAAGTAATTAAACAAAAAAATGCTTTTCTAAATGAAAAATTCATTCAATGGCTAGATTATGATTGGAAAGTTAAAGGTATGGAAAAATTCATGGATTTCCTATCAAAGAAATATTCTCTTAAAATTGATGATCTTCTAAAAGATATGCAAGAATTCGCGAAAATCCATAATGATGATATTAAAAAAACCGATATTATGGAACAATACCAAGTTTTTCTTCTAAAGAATGAAAAAGATTTGGATACGGAATTCACTGAAAAAGTTAAATTCCGCACGAATGTACGTGGCGTAAAAATTCGTCGTGTATTTGCCAATCTAGAAGAAGCTCAAATGTTCTGTAAAGTTCTTCAACGTAAATATCCCAGAGATAACCTTTACCTTGGTAAAGTTGGATGCTGGCTACCTTGGGATCCTTCTGAACATATTATGCCTGATGTTGAATATGCCGAAAAAGAATTGAATGAACTCATGCGTAAATACAAAGAAAATGAAGTGAATAAAGATATATTTTTCGAAGAACGTAAGAAAGAAAAGATGGAAGAACAAAGAAAAGATAATGCGAAACGTAAACAAGCGCTTGCAGATAAAGGTGAAGTTGATCTCTCAGAAATTCGTAAAGTTCTTGAAGATTCACCTGTCCATCCTGCCGAAGGAGGAATTCGCGAGTAATATAATAAAAAGAATGGATAATCGTCAACCTAAAAAAGTGAAAGAAATAGAAGCGAATATTAAAGGTGCTTTAACTTCAAGAGAAGTAGCAGAAAAAGCTCTTGAAGAAACGAAATTAAATGCAGATGCTAAACCTTTTGTCCCTTCTTCTGAAAAAGATCCGACACCTGCAGAAGCATTTGGTAAAAAAGGTGGCCGTTCTCGTCGTCGTAAATCTTTAAAAAAGAAAACTTTAAAACGTCGTAAAGCTTTAAAGAAAAAATCTTCTAGACGCTCTTAACCTTGTTTCTTTACCCATACAGGTGTACTTGACTTCTTTTGTAATTTTGATGAATCATATTCATCTCCTGTCAACATTGTTGAACTAAATGATTGATTACCTTGCCATAATGAATCATCACATAATTTAAATCCAGGATGATCTGAAGCTTTATACCAAAATACTTGATCATCTAATTTATTTGATTGTACGCCATTAGCAATAACTAAGCATTCATATTTTTCTGTACATTGATCCATAAATTGACAAAACATATCAAATGTTGGAAACATACCTGCATAATTATCATAAATTCTTTTACGATTGGAAATATTATTTTCTCGTAAAATGAAAACAAAATCTATATTTGTTCTTAAATTTGGCGGTACACCAAGAGGATATTGCATAGTAATTAAAGTTACCATATCAATATGACGACCATTCATGAAAATATAACGAGTAGATTCTTCATTAATCCACGATTTATCATATAAACAATCATCTAAAATTAAAAATGCACGCGGATCAACATTAGAATTTCCTCCTCTTTTTTTTTCATTATTACGTTGTTGTTTTACAGCTAATTGTCTTTTGATAGCATTCATTACAATATCAGGTTTGTATTTATCATGAATTAATTTAGAAGGAACCATTTCTTGAAAAAAAGGATTCGCAACTTCTGTTCCTGAAATTACCGTGCCAACAGGAAAACAATCTTTTGTATTTGCCAAAATATCTTTAACTAAAAAAGATTTTCCTGTATCTTTCTTTCCAATTAATACTATCATAGGTGATTTTCTTGAATCTATTTCGCATCTATCAACAATAGTTTGCATTTCAAATTTCCTAATTTGGAAATTCATCTTGTGCGCAAACTTTCCTTATTTATTAGTATACAAATGAATATAAGAAATGAAACGAAAAAACCATCATTCTTTAGATATTAAACCTATAAATTTACAATTATCAAAATATTCTTTGAAATTCAATTCAGTATTTGATATTCATAAACTTCAACCTTTTTTTCCTCCTATTGAACAATTATTTAAAACTGAAATTTTAGATAATCCTGTAAATTATGGAATAAAATTTAATTCTAATATACAATCAATAACTAATAATATTTTAAAAAATTCTTTAGGTGAAGAATTTAATGTACATCCTAAAATTACTATGCTTTTGAACCCATATAAATATATGAAAGGTGAATTACAATCTATTGAATTACCTCTTTTAAACGCAAATGCCCAAAAATCCCAATCTAAATTACAAAATTATAATAATGCTGCTTATGTAGGTTCTTTATTATCTTCAGTATTATCATTATCAGGATGTCAACATTTTCCTAAAGTATTTGGTGTATTTTCAGGCATATCAAATGAATTCAAATTAAATATTTCAGATGATTATGAAGAATTATCTGAAAGACCTTGGTTTTCTAAAAATATTGGTAAAACATTCACATTAAATTTCAAAGATGGATATTCATCAAATTTAAATTTAACTAAATCATCAAAAAATGTATTGAAATTTTTAGATGAAGAAATTATTTTAGATGATTTTGAAGAAATTAAAATTTCAGAAGTATGTGAACCTATTTTAAAATCTGAAGAATTTAAACCTATTTTTAATGATGAAAATATAGAAGTTAAAGATGATGATACATCTTCAAGTATATCTACATCTTATATTTTTGATATTGAATCTATAAGTACATTTTCTGATGAAGATTTAGAAGAAGATGATGAAGAAGAAGAGGAAGAAGATGATTCATTTGTATGGGCATTATTTAAAAATGTTCCTGTCCAATTAACGATTATGGAAAAATTAGATGGAACATTATATGATTTATTTACTAGTTATCCTGATCCTCATAAACAATATGTATGGTTAATTCAAGTTATTTTTGCTTTAGCATACGCTCAAAGAAGTTTTGGTTTTATTCATAATGATTTACATGGAAATAATATTATGTTTCAATCTACAACCAAGGAATATTTTTATTATATGCATAATTCTATAAAATATAAAGTTCCTACTTATGGATATTTAATAAAAATTATTGATTTTGATAGAGGTATTGGATATGTTAAATTACCTACAATGAAAGAACCAAGATTATTTATGAGTGATCAATTTGCTGCTGAAGAAGAAGCAGGTGGACAATATAATTGTGAACCTTTTTATAAAGATAAATATCCTATTATAAAACCTAATTATTCATTTGATTTAGTTAGATTAGCTACTTCATTATTTTGGGATTTATTTCCTATGGGTCCTAAATATGATGATTATCAAGAACAAAAATTATTTAAAATGTTTATGAGATGGTTAACTTTACCTGATAATACAAATGTTTTATTTCATAAACAAAATCCTAAATTAGATAGATATTTTGGATTTGATTTGTATAAAGCTATTGCGCGTTTTTCAAAAGATACTGCTATACCTAAAAAAGAAATTCCTATGTTCACGGAATTTATTGTTTTGGATATACCTTTAAATGAACATATATTAATTATTGATGTATAATAAATTTAAAAACGAATAAATAAATATTTATGTAATATAAAAAATATATTTAAAATTTAGAATGGAAGGTGAACCATATCAAAAAGTTTATTATAAGCGTAAACATCCTAAAGATGTCAGAGATGGCAAATCACCAAAATCAAGACCTATATTTTGTTTTATATGTCGTGATCTTTATTGTAAAAGAATGTGGGGAGAAGATACGCCAATTCCTGGATCTGGTTTAGAAGGTTCTTGGAAAAAAACTAAACATTTAGGACGTAAAGAAGAAGCTGAAAAAAAGAGATATCAATCTATTATTATAAATCAAGAAATTCAACACAGAAATGAATTAGAAGATTAAACACTAAATAAATTTCTTATTGATGAATTCGTTGAATTTAATCCTGCTAATACACCTATTGAAGATAATAAAATAAAATACCATTGTGAATTATTTTTAACTCCCATAACAATATTATAAATGTTATATGATAATAAAATTAATGATACTATTAAAACTAAAGTCCAAAATAATTTCATTCTCTTATATTTTTAATAAAGATTAAAATGATGGTACACCAACAAACATTTCTTGTACTATAGGAATTTCAGGTTTAATTTCACTAACAAGATCTTTTAAATCAGTTGTAGATGAAGTACTTACATAAGCTACTCCACTTGCAATTAATCCACCAAAAAAACTTAATTTTGTTGCTACAAACCAATCCAAAGGTTCTTGTTTAGATCTACGATCTAAAGCATAAATTATGAAAGTTATTAATGATACGCCAATCGCAACATATACAATCATCATTTTGATTAATTAAATATACTAAATTTATAAACTTAGAACGAGAGTTTCATCATTTGTTTCTTCAACTTTTGAATCAATTTCATCAAGAGGATTCTTTTCAACTTCTTCTACCATTACTGGTAATTCAATTGTCGGAGGTTTTTGTTCATCCAAATCTGTTATTGATACTTTATCATCTTCTTCAGTCAAATTAATTCCAGGTAAAGATTCATCTTCAGATTCAGATTCTTCTTCAATATCATCTTCCATATCTTCAAATATTACAGATTTAGATTTAGGAGGTTCTTCAGGTTCAGGTAAAGGTTCAGTAAAATAAGATTTTGCAATAACTTCCCACGGCAAAAAAGTTCTTATGACATCATCCATACATTTATAAATTACTACTTCAATTTCATTTCTATTTTTAGCTTGTTGTTCAGTGGATGTACCTAAAACTTTAAACAAATATGCTACTTGCCATAATTTTCTTGCTGAATGTTTATATAATTCATGAATAAATTTACTTACATTAGGTCTTTCAAATTCAACTTTAATTTGACTTGATTGACCTTTATATTGTAAAGCAGCAAATGATTTCATATATGCTAAGAAAACACCCAATAACAGATCATCAATATAAGTACATTTAGAAGTTTTAATAATTCTGTCAACTTCATCTAAAAGAGTTTGTTCTGACCATTCAGGAATTTTAGTTACCATATTTTGAAATGTTCTTAGAATTTCATTAGGTTGATTATTTTTTTCACATAATTTTGTAGCAGTTTCTTGAACACTCCAAAATCCTTGACTTATACACGGAATTAATAATGAAGCTAAATGTTCACGTAATTGAGTTTTTGCAAATTCACTCATTTTATTCTATTCAAATTAAGATTTAAATTTTAGTATATACGCAAAAACGGATTTTATTATTATAAATAATTCTATCAGCACAAACAACTAAAATGTCTAGTATGGCAGATTATGAGTTGTGGCTACGGCGCGAGAAAGTAAAATTTAACCTAGTAAACAAACCAGATC